CGTGACATAGTTGCCGACCTGACCGATCCCTTCAACGTTGTCCAGAATGCCTTCGTTCAATGCCGCAACCGATGCGCCTCCAGATACGACCGGAACTCCCGATGCGGCCGGAACAACCGGTGCTGCAGCTTGCGGTGCGGGTGCAGCTTGCGGTGCGGGTGCAGCTTGCGGTGCGGGTGCGGCCTGTGCGGCCGGTGCTGCGGCTTGCGTCGCAGCTTCGGAAGATGGAGCTGCGGCTTGTTGTACAGGTGCTGCAACTTCGGAAGATGGAGCTGCGGCTTGTTGTACAGGTGCTGCAACTTCGGAAGATGGAGTTGCGACCTGTTGTACAGGCGCGGCAACTTCGGAAGATGCCGCTGCTTGTTGTGCAGCAAATTGCGGTGCTGCAGTTGCAGGTACCCCCTGCATGGTCGGTGCGGTGCTTCCAGTACGTACTGCTCTCAGGGCCATTTGGGCTTCCTCCTTCGGAAGACAGGATGATTTTGCTGTGTTTCGGACAGGCTGCCTTGCACTATGTACCATCCGATCAACAGCGGCGGTTCAGTCCGCCTTAAGGCACCCAAACGCTGATCGGCCTCGGCTTAAGCGGCCAATGCACTTCAGATAACGGCTCACACGGTAAGGAAGGAGATGGTGGACTCCATGCGGATGTTTGGGTGCCTAAAGCCGGGCTGAACCTTCCGGCTCAGCCTATTCGCTGAAGTACGTCGCTACGACGCGGTCCAGCTCTGCCTGAGAAAACCTTCGTGTCTTGTGCTTTCCGTTCGGATTCGAATTAACGTACTTTACGTCAAAATCCCTGAGTATGCGGTAAAAGGTCCCGCGGCTCCTACAGGGTATCCCCTTTTTGACGAGATAGTCCATGGCCTGTTGCATGGTGAAGCGTTCTTCTTCCGATACGGTAGCAGACGGCGTTCCCGGCGCTGGTGTCATGATCTCGGTTGTACTCACGGGTGCTCCGCTCCTTTCTCGGTTATCTGCCATGCTTGACACCCATGATAAACCAAAAATGAACATCTGTCAACAACTTTGAACAAATTACGACGAGTTAGCGATCCCACCGCGCCTGCGGCCGGAACATCGTCCGGTCCTTCAGCTCTGGGACAGTCATTCCCGGGTGCACGCGCTCGCTTTCCATGCTGGCCGGCCAGAACGTAGGCGCCTCGACCACACGCCGCCGCACGTCATCTTTAGCCCGGTCAACCATATCCCAGTAGTCTCCGGTGTGCGGAACTTCCACAAACACCCGGATGCTGAGCTCGACGACGGCCTTCCGTCCGTCCGTCTCCGGCGCCCGGTATTCTGCGTGTATGGCCTCTCCTTGTGATTCGTCCTGCGGGTCTTCCGCCTTCTGCCGCGGCGTAAACCCCGGCGGCGGGCGGTACCCGCCGGCCTTCGGCGGTGGTTGTCGCATGGTAACCCTCCCTGCAAAGTTCCAACTCACAAGAGCTCCATGAGATCATCCGGCGTAATCAGCCGCATAAATGCAGCCTCATCCTCGTCGACCATGGCCTTAAACAGCTCGCGCTTGCGCTCCAGCAGCGCCTGCTTCTTTTCCTCGTAGCTGTCTTTGGTCGTCAGCGTAATCGCCGTCAGGCCGGTCGTGTTCCCGCTGCGGTGTCCGCGGGACAGGAACTGCTCCATCTTCTGCGGATTGAATAACTGGTCGTAACAGATCGCATAGCTGGCCTTATACAGGTCGAGCCCGTAATTGCCGGCCGTCGTCATGATGACGCAGCTCATACGTCCGGCCTGAAACGCCTCGCGGACATTCTCGATCTGCCGCGCCGTCATCCCGCCGCGAACGTAACCTACTTCGGAAGGTTTAAGTATCTGCTTACCACTCTGCGGCGTCGTCAGGAACCGGTAAAGGATGTCGGTCATTTCGGCGTACTGACTGAAAATCAGGAATTGGTTACGCTTCGGATCGATGTCCGAGATGATACCGACCAACTCCCGCAGCTTTCCGCTGTCTTCCGGCAGCGTATCGTCCTCCATAACCTTCCGAAGAAGGGCCGGCGAGTCAAGCACTTGCTGGAGCCGAGTAAGCTGAACAATCACGTCCATGTAGGTAAATGACCCATCTTTGACGTTGACCAGAATGCCTTCTTTGATCTGGTCGTACAGCTTCTTCTGCACATCCGTCATGCTGACGGAGTAGTCGACGCGCTCGAGCGGCGGAAGCTCCGGCAACACTTCCTGTTTGGTGAAGCGGATCATAATCGGTGATATCTTATCCCGCAGTTCCTGAAGCATCTGCGGCTTCGGCGCAATCGGCGTGCCGTAGTCGTCGCATTCGACATAACGGGACAGGAAATCGTAGTACGTCCCGAGGATGCCCGGCCGGCTGAAGTCGACCAGCGAATAGAGCTCGACGATGTTGTTCTCCAGCGGTGTGCCGGTTCCGAGCACTTTCCGACCTGCCGGCTTCAAGTGCGCCAGCAGCTTCTTCGTCGTGTCGGACTTCGGATTTTTGATGCGGTGCGCCTCATCCAGAAAGACCGCCCAGCGATCCGTTATCGGCGGCAGAATCGACGGAACTCGAACCCTTCGGAACAGGGAGTACACGCCCTTATGCTTCCGAATCGTATATTCTTTAGGGTTATTGACGATCTTCGGAAGCAGTTCACTCTGCGCTTTCTTGATGCCCGTCTTATGATCCGGCTTCCGACCCTCCAAAACATTGAAGTGCTCGATAAGGTTTTGGTAAATCTTCTGGTTCACTTCCAGAAGCGGCTGCTCGAACACATAGGTGTCGTGCTCGGAATCATGCAGGAACAGCTCATAGTTCATGATGAGGACACGACTTCCGAACATCCACTGCTGGTACTGGACCTCCCGCAGCGCCCGACCTTCCAAACGCTCACGTTTACCGTTATCCCATTCGACGATCGCGCTGGCGTCTCCGTCGATGACGGTAAATGGGATGTTTGTAAACTTCTGAATCTCCTTTGCCCATGTCGCGTACTTAAGCGGAGACGGACATACAACGAGGGCGTAATCGATGATACCTTTATGCATCAGGGACAGAAAATATGCCAGCATCGTAACCGACTTCCCGAGGCCCATATCGAGGCCCAACACGGCGCCCTCGCCCGGGCCGAGCAGGTGCAGGAAGTCGAAGCTGAGCTGTTGGTAATTCCGAAGCGTTGCATTAAGGCCGGGAACCGGCTTCGGAGCGACGCTTCGGAAGTCCTTACCCTTAAGCTCCAGCGCCGCCTGAAGCCTCGAGCTGGTGCTGGCGTGCGCATTCTTTACGCTGCTGTCCACGTGCAGCGAGGGGAAGATGCGCAACGCGTCCTGCACGGACTCGATCGGAATATACCATACCTTCGCGGTTTTATTCCATCGTGCGCCCGGGATGACTTTGATGATGTCCTTGTATGGATAAGTATTGCCGGCAAAATAGACGAACCGTGGGTTATCCATAAGCTTCAACATCACTGCCGACACGTCATCATCCCCCTTACTCCTTGCGTGGATATTGTACCATATCGGACAAAAAACAACAAACGTGAACGTCTTTAGACAAAAATAAAAGCCGAGGGCCTGAACCCTCGGCCATGTTTCGAAGTTATCCGAGACCTCCGAACCCGCCGCCGAGCGACGGTCCCATAACCTCTCCGTACTGCGACGCCAGTATTTCTTCGTCATCCGGCCTAAATCCGATGACCTCGCAGCGGTAGACGTAGGTCCGGTTAATCACGTCGTAAAAATTGCGCTCGCTCACGCCTTCAGGTGTAATCTCCAGCACATTCGTCAGCACGAACTCTGTCGGCGTCTCCTTCTGAAGCTTGCCTATGATGACATCCGGCATTCGGCAAGAATCCGTCTGCCGGGCCATGTGCAGCCGCACCCACGGTTTGCTGTTCTCTGCGCCCTGTTTGGTCGTCACCATCCCCGGTTTAGGCTGTCCCATGTTCTGCTTGCTCTGATCTTGCATAATCCTCTCTCCCTTCAGTAATGACCGGTGATCTGCCGACAAGCGTCAGTACCCACTCCAGAAAATCCGGGTCACCCTGCTGAAGCCCATACTCCTTCTGAACCTCAAGCATCGTCTCCGTGTATCTGGTGCGGTCGACCGAAAGCCGTCTCGGATCGGCCGGAACCTCGCCAAACAGGCGCTGCATGAAGTCGTTGAATGCTTCCGTGATCCGATCTCGCATGGTAATCATACCTCTTTCTTCCACAAGCCGTTCGCGCCGCGGACGTAGTAATCCTTCGTCGAAATGCCGCAGCCGATGCACTTATGGCTCCCCAGATAGGAGAAATGCTCGAATACCGACCAATCAGCGCAGTAGCAGCACCAGTACACGTTCTTCCCGACCGGGCGCTTGCCCTGCGGCGGATGCTCGCGCTGCATCTGCTTCGGAAGTTCCTCCGGCATGAGGACCGTGATGAACAACGTGTCGTCGCCGACCTGTTTGTTCAGGCGCCGCCACAAAGCGTGGCGTTCTTCCAGCGGAAGCGCGCGCAGTTTGAGCATGGTAATCTGCCCATCAGCCCGCGGCGGTTCGTCGACTGCCGGCGGCTGGCGGTATTCCTCCGACTTCGGAACTTCTCGATCTGCCAGCGGCGGCACATCCTCGATCTTCGGAGGCTCCGGTGCGGGCGCCTGCTGCACAGACGGGGCCGGAGGCTTAACCGCCGCCGGCGGGCGCGGTGCTGCCTTAACGGCGGCCGAAACGGTCGAAGCGATCGAGTCGGACGGGCGGCTGATAGTCGGCGGTGGAGTCGCCACCATAGACGGTGGTGGCGCAATACTCGGTCTTTTCAGTACGGTCATCTTTGTCCCCTCCCACGATTGTGACCTGTGTTATGTGTATTGGCGGCATACCCTGCTGCGTTCCATGCATCACGCGCGGCGGCTCGATACGGGATCGCTGGCTATTTCGTGCGAACATCATGGATATGCCCCGGAAAAACTCGAACCCGAAAAAGGCGGCGAGCAGTCCGAGAATTGCGAGCCTCATAGGTTAAGAGCCTCCCTGAAGCCGTGCAGGACCTCCCGAAATTCGTGGATCGCATTGCGAGCCTGCGTGCGTTGGTAGATGGTGCTGGCGGCCGTCTCGTATGCGCCCACGGACACGTTGCGCGTCTCATCCGTCACCACATCCCACTCCATGATAAGACTGCCGCGGTAGTAGAACTTGAATGTCATGTCGGCGTAGGCGACGCGGACATTGCGCCGCGTCGACTCGCCCTTCAGGTAAGCTTCCTGCATCATACGAGCGCGCACTTTCCGAAAGTTGGCGTGCTCGACAGTGCTGAGTGCATTTTTCAACCATTCCATAGGATATCACCCTCCCCAGAATCCTACAATCACGGCATGACATACGTGCCGGTCCTGAAGTCGATCTGATACTTCTTGATCCGGCCCATGAGCGTCGACTGCGCCATTCCCAGACGCGCGGCAACCTTCCGGGTCGATCCTTCCTCCCGGTACAGGTCGATGATGTCCTGCGGATTGTCCGCGGAGTACTCACGAACCGCAACCGGCTCCGCGGCCGCCGACGTTTCGCTCTCTGCCTGCTCGAGCTCCTGTGTAGCTTCAGACGCCGCATTCACCGAGGCCTCATCCTCCGCTCCCTTCTGGACGGCGCCCGGGTGGCTGCCGCTGAACGCTACCCAGTACCGGTAGCCTTGTGCATACGCGTTGTGGAACTTCTGATAAACGCCCGTTTCAAACGGCCCCTCGAGCGCTGCGACGAACATATCCTTTTCTTCCCGCGACGCGAAGCACTCGAACTGCTCGTATTGCTTCAGCATCATATCCTTGACGGCGTCCTGTCCCTTACGCTCCACGTGCGACATCTTGATTTCGATGACCTTGCCGCGGGTCATGGCCTTCGGAACTTCGATAAACCGGTTCTTGCAGATGTTGCAGGTCGCGTTAATCGGACGCGTGCTCCAGATCGTGACCGGATACCCATTCGACGCCACGCAGCCGCACGTAAATTTCCGGTTGTAACTCTTGGCCTCCGGCATGCGGGCCGGGTTACCGTAGCACTTCGCGCCTTTCGCCGGGATTCCGACGCAGGCGGCCATGTCCCGGAAGTCCTTATTGTGCCACTCCTTCGGCCGGCGCTTCTGAAGCACTTCAACATAACCAATGTTGCCGTCGTCGTCCCGCTGGAGGATGGTCACCATCCGTGTCGGCTCTTCACCGCGCGGCGCGTACAGCACTTCGTCCTGCCATTGGTGGATCATTTCGTGCTTAAGCGTCTCCAGAATACGTTCCATGTTATCGTCCTCGAGCTGAAGCGCAATGAAATTCTCATTGAACCGGATGTGGTTCTTCAGACCGCTTGCGTCCTCCGGCTGGTAGTTGCCGAGCGTACGGTTCGACATCTTCTCGATCGTTATGACCGGCACGGAGAGCTGGCCGGCGAAGTACTTCTTGTTATATTCTGCATGCTTCTCATACAGTTCCGCAATGACCGCGCTCTTCTCCGTCAGCAGGCGCTTCAGCGCCTGCTTCGCAACCTCTTGTGTAGCAGGGATGAATTCTTCATCATCGGCACCCTTAAATTCGATATCGCCATCATCGATAGCCTTCTGGAGGCGGCTGATAAAGCCCTGCTTCCAGTCAACCGACCCGCGGGGGTGTTTCTCCGCCCGGGCCAGTTCCTTCTCGACGTAGGCGCGGACGGCAGATTCCCCGCCTTCCGGGATATCCAGCACCTTTACCAGATCATCTACCGTCCATTTCCCCTGCATCATGTCATGGTTCATCGTCGCGTTCATTCTTACCAGCTCCTTATTTTCATAAATTTCCGCTTCGGAAGTGTAAATTATGTTCGTTTCCATTGTACAACTTTGAACAACTTTTGACAAGTTCGGCCTGTTTTCCTGTTCTCTATTGCGAATTCAGTACGAGTTGGTACGTAATTCGCCTATGTCTACCCTTCCGTTTTTACTCGCTAAAATTTTTGGTTCGCGTTCTGATAGCGCGGTACAAAAATTTTAGCGAGTAGGCTTCTGAGGGCGTGCATCCTCGAATTCCGTATGAGTTGGTACTGAATTCTCAATTAAGAACAAATTCATTCGCTTTTGTGAACACCATATTTTGGTATTGGAAATGAAAGTAAGTCTAGGCTGGTGATCGGTTTAACCCATCCGTTCACCAGCCCAACCATAATCAGGATTATCCGAGAACGGCGAGCGCTTTGCCGCGGGCAAGCACCGTCTGCTTGATGTTGTTATACTCGTCGTGGTCCTTAATTGTGGCGCGAAGCCGCAGTCTGTCGCCGGGTTTGAAGGTTTGTTCGTCGTTCTCCGTAACGAACATCATGATCGTCGACGTCTTCCAGACCAGCACATTGCCGGCGTCATCTTCGAAAACGTAGATGTGCATATCGCCGTAGTCCGTGCACACCGTGCGCGTCTTCATAAGAGTAAGATCAAGTTCCACCCGATCGCCCACCTTACCGACGTGCTGGCTCTGTTTGTAGCGCCGTTGTTCCGCCCGGCGCGCGACTTCCCGCTCTTGCGTGCGCTTGTAAGCGCCCACGGCGGATATCACTGTGTAGACATCTCGGGGCTTAACACCGGGCAATGCGAACATCACCGTCAAGTTGTACTCATAGATGGTCATGTCGTCGACGCTTTTACCTCCGAAGTTACCTTTTACCCACGCCATGATGTCGGCGGCCATCTGCTCCGCCGCTTTCGTGATGGTCAGGCGCGGCTTGTCGCGCTCAAATGACGGGTCCATATGCCTGTGCAGGAACTTCAAGGCTTTGGCGGCAGTGCTGTCGACGTCCTTATTGCCGCGAGCTTCAGCGACGCTTACAAAATAACCGTCGTCGATCGCCACCTGTGCGGCGAACGTCAGCAGGCATTCAACGTCCAGCAGGTACTTGTCCCGTCCCGAAGTTTCGCTGCGGTCGCGCAGCGACTTCAGAAATTCTTCGAAACTTCTGAATGTCGAGAAGAACGCGGTAACCGCCTCCGGACTTCCGTGACCATTAAGGAAGTCTTTCAAGCAAGAACGGCCAACCTGCTTGACCTTGCGGCTTTTCGTGTTACGTACGATGTAGGTCTCATTGCGAGCTCTCCGGGTCTTGCAGTGGTCGCACATCGGTCGAGCATCCCGCAGTGCGGCCGGAGCCTCGTATTTTGACCCCGGAACAACGGCGATGATGTTCCCTTCCGGCGTGTGTCGGATGGTGCCGATGAATTCCCACCCGTCGAGCGTAGGCGCGTCGCCCATCGGCCGTACGCGTATGAACTCGTATACGCGGCCGCGGTCCTTCTTGACGACTTCACCGTCCTGCTCGATCCTGATTGTCGGAAGATTCAACTTCTTCGCCCGGCGCTGGAGTTTCTGGATTTTGTCCTCCAGCACAGGCATGAGGTCTTTCAGGATCAGGTAGTACCCGTCTTTCGTTTTCAGTTCCATAGCGCATCCTCCTTTTAGGGTTGCTATCCCTCACACCCAACATACACAGGAGACTTTCAGAATTCTAGCGCGCTTCGGAAGCATGTAAACGAAAAGCACCCTGCAAATAACAGGGTGCTTTCGGGACTCGTTGCTTGTGTACACAGCGATGCCTCCGCGGCAAGCGTGCATTTGTTTTTCGCTTATGGCGTCATTGCGCGTCGGACTTCGACGCCATAGCAGCCTTCTTCAGGTCCAGACTTGCTGTAAACTTCGGAAGATTGCGCTCCGGTATATGGACGGTTTCTCCCGTGATGACGTTCCGGCCCTTACGAGCTGCCCGTTTGGATACGGAGAACGTACCCAGACCTTGAATCTTCACTTCCTCGCCCCGCTGCGTGCATTCGATGATCGTCTCAACGATCGCATCCAGCGCACGCTTAGTCGCGCGTTGCGAGTCGCCGCTTTTCGCTGCTGCGGCTGCGACGAGCTCCATCTTGTTCATAGCGTACCTCCTTTCCGAAGTGGTTGACTTCTGAAGCTGACGATATCAAGATTTATTTACTCTGTCAACGAAAAACCCGCCATTAAGGCGGGCTTCGGAAGCTCGATTATTCCTTTGTCGTGCCTTCGTGCTTATTGAATACCAACTCAAAAAGTCCGGTAGCCGACAGGCCGGCGATCCCACCGGACCACAGGCGGAGAATCAGGTCGAGCTCCGTAAACGGATAGGCCACAGCGCCGATGCCGAGGCCGATAAGCAGGCCGATAAGCGGCACGACACGCTTCGGAAGGTTGATCGACACCTTCACCAGTTGAACCAGTGCGGTGACGAACACCACGATGGCGGACGCAAACAGCAGCACATCTTGCATCACGTCTTGCCCGTTCATCCGTTAATCCTCCTTCTTACTCAGGTTGGTTTTATTCAGAAGATTGGCGACAACAGCCGCCAATTCTTCCCGCGACACCGGTTTGCCGAGGCCGAAAGAGCCGTCCGGCAGGCCATTCATGAGCCCGGCTTCGGAAACCTGCTTGATGGAGCTTTCAGCCCAGTGTCCAGCCGGCACATCCGAGAATTTCGTATTTCCTTTCACGAACGGTTTTTCCTCCTTCACGTCGAGCGGCCACCAGCCCTCGTCGCCAAAAGTGTCGTTGTCGTCGATGTTCACGCCATGCATCGAGAAGTCGTTCTTGCGCTGATACAGGTTGATTCCTTTGACAACCTCGCCTTTGCTCCATGCGTAGGTCTGCCAGTAACGGTCCGCCACTTTGGCAGCCATGCAGGTCTTCATGACGGCCGCGGAGCCGTACACGCCGCCGAGATATCCGGCAGCATTGACAGCCTCCCGGAAACCTCGCACATACGCCTTGACGGTCTCCATCTGGCTGGCCTGAGCGTCGAAGTCAACCGCCGTGTAGATGGCGCTTCCCTTCGGCTGCTGAAGCTCCTTCGCGTAAGCGACGGCGCGCTCACCGTCCGACTTTCCTTTTGCATACCCCTGAAGCACGCTGTTCTTGCCGTCGATCTGCCAAATGGAGATGATCTTCAGGCCGGCGGACTTCAGAATGTTTGCTTCAGACAGTGTCAGCGATTTCCAACTGTTTGGAACCGCGTAACGGCCGATGGCCGTGTACCCGGATTCGACGAACTTCTTCGCTGTTGCGGCGGACGTAATTTTCGTCGCCGTGTCGAACATCTTAGCCAACTTGGTCATCCCCCTCATATCGCGGAACGCCATGCCGGAGAACAGCGCCATGAAGTTCGGTGATTTTTTGGTGGGCACTTGTCAGCAGCGAAGTATTCTTGTTGAGTACGCCCGTGACGAACTTCTGAAATTCGACATCACGTTCAGCTTGCTTTTCGAACACGGCCGCCAGCTTTTCGAAGCTGTCCGTGTTTCGGTTGAGTGCATCAACCGCGCGCTCCTGCGCCGAAGTACTGGCCCGCCATTGATCCATGAGCAGTTGCATGATCTTGTAGCCGATAAATACTATCATGGCGGCGAGACCAACGGCCCCGATTCGCTCGAAGTTGGTCAATTCCGACATCACATGTACCCCTCCTTCCGAAGTGGATCGTTCAGGCTATTTATACCACATGGGATTCGATCTTTGGTATGATAATAGCCTGAACTTCGGAAGATCGAACAAATTAAACGTATACGAGCCGCGCGATAAGTCCTGCCTATTCGGCGGAGCCTGCATCTTCTTCGACCGGTGATTCCTCGACCGGATCAGCGACTGTCGGTGTGTCGCCCCACACCGCAAAGATGGCCGAGCGATACGGTTCCGGCACCTCGTCCTGTACCTGCTGGCGACCTGACGGGCTGTTCATATATGCCCTTCTGTGTGGAGAGAGGGAAATAACTTCCCCATCGATCTCGGCAATTCTTTCTTTTCTGACACTCACCGATGTTTCGGTCAGCATGTCAAGCGCAATCTGTTCGGTTACTCCGCTCATCTTGAATCCTCCCATGCGTTATTTTATGGCCAAATCCTGCAAACCCCGCTTGCGGCAAGGATCGAGTTGTTG